GTAGTCTCACTACCCCGCCTCTTATTACAGCGCGCGCCGCACTAAGCTGATGACATTGCCGTGGCTTTGCGCCACCGCCCTGTTTGCGGGCGAGCGCAACCCTCACGGTAGTCTGCACCCCGCTCGGGGCGGTAGGGAATGCTTCACCCCCTACCCCCCTAGCTGGGCGCGGGACTCCGTGGGGAGGGTATGGGATACTAATGCAGCTCCAAATTTCTCAGATTTTTTCTACTAAAAATTATTTCAAAAAATTATTTCAAAAAATTGCGGCGTAGTGTATAGTAACGACATGACTACAACACACAAATTGGTAACACCGCAGCTCAGAGCTTACGAGCGTTTCAGAAGGTACGGGATGTCAAGCAGGGCGGCGCGCGGGGTGTCGGGGAGGTTAGAGGAACAAGCGACGGTAGAGCAGGCTAAGACTATACGGCCTGTGGAGTTGGATCTGGAGATTACTAGGAACCAGTTGAATTTGATGTTATTGGAGGCGCATAAGAAGTCTGCGAACTCTACGGAGGAGGTAGCTGCTATTAGGGAGCTCGGTAAGATTAATGGATTGTACGAGCCGGAGGCGCCAGATATTACTATTAATATCACGCAGGATATTCGTAAGTTGGAAGTGATGAGTGATGTAGATCTGCTTAGGTTGGCAGGGAAGGATGCTTCGCTACTGGATACGAGTGTGGAAGAGACGGAAGAGGAAGAGGAAGAGGAGGAGTACGACTATGATGAGGAAGAGGAGGTAGTAGAGGAAGGGGAATGGAACGAAGAGGAAGGAGAAGATGATGAATGATGCGGAGATGTTAGAAGGGATGGGGCAAAGTGGGAACACTAGTAACAAAAACGAGGCTAAGTCTTTTGTTAGGGAGAATGATGGGAACAACAGTTATCCAGCATGGGCTAAAGGTAAGCAGCGGGAGCGTATTGATCAGATCGAGCATTATAAGGGGCTCAGCGAGGAGGAGGTAAGTGAGATAGAAGGGGACGTGCGGAGCGCGTTGTCACAAGGGACTAAGGAAGGGATTTCGGCGTTAGTGAGAGCACCATTGGCTATAGGGGATTTGGTGTATGAGATAGGGGAGAGTGCACTGGCTAATGTGTATGGAGGGACGGATGCGGAGAAGGATTTCTTTGATCTGGAGATGAGGGCTTATGAGGCTGCGGGACCATCGGTGGATGAGGCGCTGGGGGTGGATGAGGATTACGAACCGGGGTCGGGGGACGCACAAGCGGCTATGGCACTAGGGGAGGCACTTGTGATGGGTGCGTCGTTTAACGCGCCGTTGTTACTCGGGGTTAATAAGGTAGGACAGGAGTTGTGGAGAGTAGGGGGTAAAGTGGTGACTAAAGGGGGAGAGGAGTTAGCGCGTCGCGCTCCGGCACCTATTGCTTATAATCCGGAGCGCAGGGACTTCTTTGCTAAGACTGGTAAAGGTGCGGCAGCGGGGGTCGTAGGGACGAGCGCACTAGGGGTTGGCGCGACGATGCTCAGTAAGGCGCAAAGTAAGGCGGGGCGCGCAGTGGACAGGGTTAAGGATGTTACAGGTAAGACGGTCTGGGATCCTAAGGTGGTGGATGATATTTATAAGGGGGCTGATGCGCAGGTCGGGAAGGAGTTTGATGGAACGTTTAATAAGGCTGAGCGCCCTGCTTATTCGAAGGTGCTTAGGATGAAGAATAAGGGAACAGCTACGCGGTATCCTTATATGCAGGAGGTGAGGGAAGCGGAGCAAGGTAGAAACCAGTTCCGCCATATGCGTTCGTCGAATGAAGCACGAACTACAGTGACTGGGTTGGCTGATTTGTATGATGCTAAGGTGACGATGAAACCAGAGCGGTTCAAAGCGTTTAGTGAGATGATGGATGTGGATTTGATGAACGGGGATCCTAAGTTGTGGAAAGGGACGGCTGAGACCGCTAAGTATGTTAAGCAATACGGGCAAGATTGGGTGGATAAGGTGTTGGAAGATGGATTCGCGTCGTATAAGTTAGATCCTAAGTTTAATATGTTGCCGAAGAACGCGAAACGAGTGGAAAAGTTAGAGTGGAAACTTGGTAAGGATGCTGACATGGAAGCGGAGTACCGCGCTGAAATGGGCTCTGAGATGGAAGAGCAAATCAATGCTAATTGGGCGGATGAAACTCTGGAGCATGATCCCACCTCGCCTTATGACGTCCCTGTAAGTCAAGATGGTTATGAGGCGGCTTATATCAAGGGAGAACGGGACAGTGCGGTGAATGAAATACAGCACATACTGCAAACAGATCCAAAGTTACAAAAATATAGGAAGGCGCGCGCGGAGTACGTAATTGATAAAGGCGGGGAGCATATTGTTAAGGTGTCTAGGGCTAAATATACTAAGGGGTTAGTTAAAGCGGAGAAGGATTTAGCACACTGGCAGGGTGAAGTAGACGCACTGGATTTAGATAAGGAGACTTTAACTACCTACTGGGATGAACCGTGGAAACTAGGACCAGCCGTGGAGAACGCAGTGACTGGTGTGAAGCAGACGGGGGACGAAGTCAAAGCTCTCAAACGCTATCTTAAGGAAGTAGATGAGCTAGAAGGGTATAAGAAAACTGTTTATAGTATGGATGATTTTAAAGTGGTGGATGATGCGATAGACGAGGTTAAAGGGATTAGGAACGGGGCGCGTAGACGTTTGCAGGTTGGTAAACATAAAGGGGACCAAGCGCTGATTAGGAGTAAGCAAACGGAGGTGGACGAAGCGGTTGCCGAGTTGGAGCAATTGATGGATAAACGTAAAGGTATGGACAAGGGACTACGCACTCCGTATGTTAGGCAGTTGACTTTTGGGCAGAGTTCTAAGACACCGCAAGGGGATAAGTTCGTAGCGCCTAAGGGAGCAACGGATCAAGCATATATTAGGGATTATGATAATGGTAAAGAGGCAATAGAGGCTGAAGGGATAAGTGGGGACGCGGTGTTTAATAGGTTGTTTAGGTGATCGAGGAGAAGGAGCTAAGCGCGCAGGAGCTTGCTAAGCAAGAGCTGGCGAGTAGGGAGCTCGCGCGGCGTAGGTTGTTGCCGTTTGTGATGAGATCAGATCCTAATTATACGCCGGGGTGGGTGCATAAGGAGATATGTGAGAAGTTAGAGAAGTTTGAGTCGGATGTTATTAATGGGTTGAGTCCTAGGTTGATGTTGTTCATGCCACCACGTAGCGGGAAGAGCACACTGGCGACAGTGAACTTCCCTGCATGGTTTATGGGGCGTAATCCGATTAAGGAGATTATTAGTTGTTCGTACTCGGCGTCACTGGCGTTGGGGTTCTCGAGGAAGGTGCGGGAGCTGCTGAGGGAGCCTAGTTATAAGGCGGTGTTCCCTAGGGCGGAGTTGAATAAGGATAGTCAGTCTACAGAGAACTGGTTGACTACGGAGGGGGGTGGTTATTTAGCAGCGGGGGTCGGAGGACCTATTACGGGGCGTGGCGCTAATTGTTTGTTGATCGATGATCCTATTAAGAATAGGGTAGACGCGGAGAGTGTAACGGATAGGAATAAGGTTTGGGATTGGTATAGTTCTACGGCGTATACGCGCTTAGCACCCGGAGGCGGGGTGCTGGTTATTTTAACCAGATGGCATATTGATGACTTAGCGGGGCGCTTACTGGCGCAGATGAAGGAGTCGGGTGATGAGTGGGAGATATTGTCGTATCCGGCTATAGCGGTTAGGGATGAGAAGCATCGGAAGGAAGGGGAAGCGCTTCATCCGGAGCGGTATGACCTAGGGGCGTTGAAGCAGATACGTGATGTTATTGGTCCTAGGGATTGGGGCGCGCTGTATCAGCAGAATCCCACCACGCAGGAAGGGGCTATATTGAAGCGGGAGTATTGGAATCGGTGGACGCTCGAGGAGCCTCCGGAGTGTGAGTATATTATTCAGAGCTATGATACGGCGTTTTTGAAGAATGAGACTGCGGATTTTACTAGTGTTACGACGTGGGGAGTGTTCTATCCGGAGGGACGAATGGCGCAGCATGTGACAATGGAGGATGGACAGGAGGTGTCTAGGTTGTATGAGGGGACTGAGGCGCATATTATATTGTTGGATGCGGTTAAAGGGAGGTATAACTTTCCGGAGTTGAAGCAAAGAGCGCTGTCGCTTTATCAGTATTGGGAACCTGACTCGGTTATTATTGAGGGGAAGGCTAGTGGTATACCGCTTACTCACGAGTTGCGTAAGATTGGGGTCCCAGTGCAGAATTATACGCCTACTCGCGGTAATGATAAGGTGATGAGGGCTAACTCGGTTAGTGATATCTTCGCGAGTGGTAATGTGTGGGCGCCAAAAGAAACATGGGCGGAGGACTTGATTGATGAATGTCATCAGTTCCCGAGCAGCGCGCATGACGATCAGGTGGATTCGACTACGCAGGCGTTGTTAAGGTATAGACAAGGTGGATTTATTCAGTTATACTCAGATTATGAAGAGGAGTATGAGCCTCGGTCGCGTAAGCGAGTTTTTTATTAATTATTAAATGATAGGTGGTTACGGATGCCCGTAGATAAAGCGTATATGATTCCAGATGAGGCTATACCATCGGCATTGGATGCTGAGGTGGAGCTCGAAGAACCAGAGTTTGATGATGAAGGAGTGGAGATCACCGAGGATGAGGATGGGAACGTGGTGGTGGACTTCGGACCAGGTATGGTTGAGGATAATGAGGAAGGGGAGCACGGTAGTAACTTAGCGGAGCTCATAGACCCTGCTGAGCTAGAGGATATTGCTGCTGATTTGATTGAGGCTTATAGTAAGGATGACTCGTCGCGGTCGGAGTGGTTAGATACTTATACGAAAGGCTTAGAGCAGCTCGGCGTGGGGTTCGAGGATCGTACAGAGCCGTTCCCTGGAGCGAGTGGGGTGTATCACCCGCTGTTGGCGGAGAGTGTTACGCAGTTCCAAGCTCAGGCGTATAAGGAGTTGTTACCTGCGGAGGGACCTGTTAGTACGAAGGTGCTGGGTGGGGAGAGTCCTGAGTTAATGGATCAGGCGGCTAGGGTAGCTGATTTTATGAACTATCAGATTACTGAGGTGATGGAGGAGTTCGATCCTGATCTGGATCAGATGCTGTATTACTTACCTCTAGCGGGCTCCGCGTTTAAGAAGACTTATTATGATGCGGCGCAGGGTCGCGCGGTTAGTAAGTTTGTTACAGCTGAGAACTTAGTGGTTAACTATGGTGCGTCTAGCTTAGGTAGTGCGCATCGTATTACACATACGATTGAGATGAGCGGTAATGATATTTTAAAGAATCAGTACGCTGGGTTTTATAGGGAGACAGAGCTGGAAGCTGAAGGGGATATGGATGTGTCTGAGTTGCAGTCTGCGACAGATGACATGATGGGGTTGTCAGCGGTGCAGTTTGAAGGGGATGAGAATTATAAGTTGTTAGAGATTCATGTGGACTTAGATATCCCGGGTTTCGAGCATACAGGGGAGGACGGAGAGATTACAGGTATTGCTCAGCCTTATATTGTTACGATTGAGGAGAGTAGTGAGACAGTACTGGCGCTACGCCGTAATTGGGAAGAGGAAGATACTTTTAGTAATCGCATACCTTATTTTACGCACTTTAAGTTTACACCTGGACTCGGGTTCTACGGGTTTGGTTTAGTGCATATGATCGGGGGGCTGAGTAAGTCTGTTACTAGTATTCTCAGACAGTTGATTGATGCAGGCACGTTTGCTAACCTCCCCGGTGGGTTTAAGATGAAAGGTATGCGCGTAACGGGCGGAGACGACCCGATGGCACCTGGACAGTGGAATGATGTAGATGTCCCCGGTGGTAACTTGCGTGATGCGTTTATGCCGTTGCCGTATAAGGAACCTTCGTCTGTGCTGTTGCAGTTACTTGGAGCGTTGACTGAAACAGGTCAGCGGTTTGCGTCGATTGCTGATGTGCAGGTAGGTGATACATCAGGGCAGCAGCAACCGGTTGGAACAACAGTTGCTATGTTAGAACGTGGCACTAAGGTTATGAGCGCTATTCACAAACGTATGCACTACGCTCAGCGCCGTGAGTTTAAAATCCTGGCTCGTATTATTTCGGATAGTTTACCGGAGCAGTATCCGTATATGGTAGCAGGTGGGGATAAGATGGTAATGAAGAGCGACTTCGACGATCGTGTTGATGTGCTCCCTGTAAGTGATCCTAATATATTCTCAATGGCTCAGCGGATTATTTTAGCGCAGCAGCAGTTACAGATGGCGCAGACCGCGCCTGAGATTCATAATTTGAGAGCTGCGTATGTGAGTATGTACAAGGCGATGGGGATAACAGATGTAGATGGTTTGTTAAAACCGGAGGAGAAGCCAGAACCTATGACCCCCGCGCTTGAGCACGCGAGGGTGTTAGCTAATAAGAAGTTGTTAGCGATGCAGGGGCAGAACCACCGAGCGCACATTGAGTCACATATTTTGTTCATACAGAACCCAGCGGTGTCTCAGAACCCTGAGTTCTACGCTAACGTCATACAGGATATTATGCAGCACGTAGGGTTCTTAGCACAGGAGCAGGCGCAGCCTCAGCAACAGCAACAACAGCCTCAGCAGATGCAGCCTCAGCAAATGCAGCCTCAGCAGATGCAGCCTCAGCAGCAATTACCACAAGGTTTTGCGGAGGGCGGGATTGCTCAGCCGATGCAGCAAGGACAGATGCAAGGACAGCCACAGATGCAAGGACAGCCACAGCAGCAAGGACCAAGTGTTGAGGACATCGAGGCTCAGTTACTTGCTGAGATCATGCCTAGACTTGCGCCACCTCAGCAGGAAGATCCACTTGTTAAATTGCAGGAAGATCAGATTAATATGCAGCGTGAGAATAACAAG